CTATTTGTTCTGATTTTCAAAATATTGTTTCATTTTTTCAATTCCATCCTTCAATGCTGTACTACCTTCGATAATTGCAATTCCAAGAGTTAACCCCGTAACAGATCGTTCTGTATTTCCCTTAGTGCACACGTTTACAAATACTGCAATCGCCAAGAAAAAATACAGTACTCCCTTTGCGACAAGCATATTCGCATTAGTTTTTTTGTTTTTACTAAAATTAATTCCATATGCAATTATTATAAAACATATTACGTAGGTTAATATATATCCTATATCCAATATCAGTCACTCTCCTTCCATCTCCATTATACGTCAAAAAGAGAACTCCTACAAAAAATTATTTGCCGTCGACAATTGAAAACAATTCCAATATTATCATTTTTCTACATTAAACAATACATTTTCTGTGATTGTTTTTCACGTTTGCTCTTGCTACCGATAAACAATTAGCAATCAAATCTCTTAAACCATAAATAACATTCATATTGACTTGTCTTAACGGTAAAAGTATTTCCATCAATATCTACCATAGTAACATCATTGCCATTATCCCAAGCGTTATGTCCACCTACTGTAAATGGTCTTAAATAAGCAATACCACCTGTTTTTCTAATTGCATTTACAAGATATTCTGAATAACGATAAGACATTGTTGAATCATCTTTATTGTGCCATATTTTTAATGGGACTTTATGTATTTTATACATCTTATCGTATATAATTTTCTCTTCATTAGATAATTGGGTAGGAGATGTAGGATTTACACTAGACAATTCATTAAAGTTTATGCCTATTGAACCGTTTAGTATTGGATAATACCCAACAACTTTATCAAAATTATCATTGAAATATTGTATTTCCTCACTACTTGGAAATTTATTATCCGTCCAATTTGGTTCAGCATCATTAAATCCATAATATTTCGCAATATCTTTTCTTTGACTTGATGGTGTTGACCAGGGGTTGCAGTATGCTTGTTTAAATAAATCAACGCAAGGGCAAAAACCTGCTTGAGCTAATACAGGAATAGATGTATTTTGAACAATATCAAAACTTGTTAAACCACCCATTGAAGAACCTGATACAAATACACCATCACTTCTAATGTTGTAATTATTAATTACATATTCGTATCCTTTTATATAGCATTGTAGTGCTAAAGGATTTCCATAGTGTAATTCAGATGTTGAACCTGTGAAATCATAAGGGTTTGCATACATATCCATTACGACATATCCCATTTTAGTAAACATTCTTTGAGGGTCCCCTAAAATTTTACCTGTAGAGTCTATTTTTCTTGCTTCATAAGGTGTTGCACCTGCTCCATGACAAATGATTACTAATCTTAAGGGTTTTCCGTTTTCCGAATAATTCTTTGGTAATACTAAAATACCATTATCATAAACGATTGATTCTACATCCCCTTTAAATTTATCAGTATTTAATAGTGGTATATTTTTATTAACAGGTACTGAAAAATGAATAACTCCGTCATTAGGTGAAAGCCTTTTGCTGGTATCAATCATAATATCAAATTTAAAATGTGACATGAACTCGTCTAAATCTTCTATTACACCATCATCTTCTCTTTTTAAAATGACTATAGAATTTGAAGGGAATATTGTTGAAGATTTTACGCTTTGCGACCAAAAGTGTTCTGTTAACTTGTCAAAGGCATTTGTAGCTAAAAATTTATATCCATCATCACAAGTCATTGAAAAAGGATAATCAACCAATTGAAATTTTAAGCAAACCCTTGCTCTAATATTGATGTTTTCATATACAAAATCTCCATTATTTATACTGTATGTTTCAAAAACAAAATCCTTAGTTGTCGCTTTTCTTATAGTATCAGCTTCAAAGTTATTATTTTTTTCTCCTATTCTAAATCCAATTCCTTTTTTAATATATTCCAAGTCTACATCTTCATTAATCAAAGTTTTATCGAAAATAAACCTATACCAACCCTCTTCTTTAATTGTATTACTATATATATCTAACGTTACAACTTTAGATGGTATGGTATCGTTTTCTGATTTGTATAAAACAGATGTTTTAAACCCCACATAAGGGAGAATGAAAACAGCACTTCCTTTTGGTAACCATATTTTATTACTTCTATATCTATCTGCGTCAGAAATATCACCTTGTGTAATTGAAATACTCCCTAATTCAAGTGCATACAATGCGTTGTGGACAAAAGAAACATTATCATTTAAATCATTCATATCCTCCTTTAGTGAACTAACCTGTCCCCGGACTGCTGCCCCTGCTGAATTGTATATAGTGCCGTCAGCTCCCGCTCTTATATCTGTTAGTTCGGCATCACCTGTGGTTGAACCAGATGGAAGCTTTGCAAGATTGTCAATTCTCTTACGCTCAACATCCAGCTCTGTTTTAGATGCTTTTGTTGAATCGAGCTTATCTATACGTTTTCTTTCAACATCAAGTTCCGTTTTAGATGCTTTTGTTGAATCGAGCTTATCTATACGTTTTCTTTCAACATCAAGTTCCCCTGTATACTCACCCAGTTTGGCTAAAATCTGTTCTACAAGAGTAGACTGCTGCTCTTCTTTTTCATCGCCAAACCGCATCTTCCCGGTGCATTTTACTATAATGTTAAATGATATCAGCTTGCTATTCCCGTCAATTATCCTTATCTGCATAACGTTCTGGCCCGGCAGAAAGAATGCCTCACTTGGTATTATTGTGATTTTGTTTCCGCTGACGTCAGCAAGTGCTTTGTTAGGCTCTTCCATTGATGATGTGGATAAGCTGTATGCAACTGCTGCCGCTGATGCCGGAATATCATAATCCCTCACATCAAACTCTATTGCTATAGAGTTTGTGCCTTCCGTTACCTCTATTGGGGCCTGTAATACATTCTTCGTAACATAGATGTCTCTTTTTATGGTCTGCATTCAAATTCTCCCTTCATTCTCTAAAAGTATTTTTATATCAATGCCTAAAACATTAACAGGCATTTACTCAAGCCAAATTATCATGCAGGAACAAACCTTACTATGTATCTTCCTGCTGCTGGAACACTCCCAGAATTAAGATAGTCATACCATGCTCTTGCATTCTGCTTTCTCTCATCTTCCTTCTCTGTGCCGGCACGCTCAAAATTTTTAAGATATGCTGATGCCAGATATTCCGGGGTTTCTGTACTCGCTTTAAATTGAGCCCAGGTTAATTTATATGTTTCCACTGGTAACCATTCTCCCGATGACTCCGTCAACTGATCTATCCAATATAGCTGTCCAATTCCATCGCCAATCTCGTATCCATTAGCTGTTGCCCAGTTTGTATACTTGGTTGCCGGAGTCCACTGAACGAAGCCGAATCCAACTGAATAATCACCCTCTTTAAAGCTCTGCCATAATCCCGGATTGATTGTTGACTCTCTCTGTATGTTTCCTAACAGGCCAGCAATAGCATTCGTTGTCCAGCCCTTTCCGTTCAGGTATGTGTATATTTCATTTACATTTTCCTGCATTTCCTTTTGGGTCAGATATTTGTTGGAGCTTATCATTAAAAATCGCCCTCCTTTGACTTTCCACCAACTAAGATTCCTCCTACATAGTCGGCATATGTATCATCAGAATACTCAACTCTGCCTGTTAATCCTGCACTTCCATTCACACCGAACGTATCCGCATCAATATAGCATTCTTTTGTGTCTTTCAAAATTCTTATTTCTACGTCACCAACCTGCAGAACGAAAACATTGTCCGATCTTGCGAACATTTCGCCGATAACAGTTTTGTCTTCTTTCATGAGCTTAATCTCTCCACCTGAGATTTCTGCATACTTACCGAATGCATCGGAACCACAAGTGTATTTACCATTTGTCATGATTCCATCTTTATCCATGACACTTAGGACAGCTCCATTACCATCTAATACCTTTATAAGGCCTGCTTTGTTGTCTATCCCACCAATTGTCAGTGTTCCTCCATATATCCGGTCTGCCAGCATGGTTCCGGCTATAATATAGTCGGCAAAAAAGCCTTTCCCGGTTCCGAATGTACTCCATATCCAGTCTTTTCCATCAGCGGTCCTTTTGGATGCGATTTCAAATCCCATAGAGCCAAGACACATAGCTCCGAACGTAGGTGAATCAGGGTTTAAATCCTCAAAAAGCATGGCTCGTACATCCTGCTTTTGAGCTACATCACGTAGTGCATGAAACTGTGTTTTCACTGCATCTAGTATTCCCTGCACCTGAGAGCCGATCACAGATCCATCTTCTCTGATTGCGCTCTCAATTCGGTTATTAATACTGACCTGATTTGATATGTAATCAAATTGATAATCGCCCAGCGATACAGATAATATGCGGTCATTCACACAATCCCACTCTAATTCCGTAACTCTTGCATCTGTAACTATATCAAGATTATTGTTTCTACAATGTACGGTATCACCAAGAGACACTTCTACAAGCCCCTTGACATCGGCATACAGCTCTGTATCCTCAATCATTACCATATCCACAGATATAGTTACTTGAGGCTTGTCTGCCCCCGCTTCCCACTGTTCCTGACAGCGTTTTATAAGTGCAGCCTCCAGTTGTGCCGGTGTATCGCATATGATCACACCTTTCGATTCATCATCTTCCTGTGCATCAGCTCTCATTTTTACATCTTCAAATTTCATTGTTGAATATTTGACTGTTGGATATTTGTCTATAAGAGGGGAATCAACCCAAGGAGCATCCCCATCTATCTGATATCCGTTATATGCCTGTGGAATGATCCGGGTAACCACATTTCTTAGGTCAACCTCCTCTTTCATTCCGTTCTCAGCAATGTTTTTTCCGTAAATGATCTCAACACCTCTGTCGCTGCCAGCATGACGATTTATTATCGCTTTGTAATTATCATATACGATTTCACCGCCCCATCTCTTAACAAAAGAATTCTCATCGTCACCATTGATGGCTTCGATGAGATTTTTATTTTGGTAATATGCAGTTCCAGTCGATGTAATATCTGTTTCGGCTGTATACTTTTTATTCGGTGCTGTCATGATATCAAGAGCCTGCTGCCCTGTTTTGTCAGTTGGACGGACATCCAAAAGGAAACAATCATCTGCCGCATCCATAAATATAGGCTGCAGATCAGCAGATATTCCGGAATCACTTTTTTCCTTATGAGTTACTCTGAAAAGCTGCTCTCCATTAAAGGAAGGCATCTTAACAACTGCTCCCTCTTTAATATACTTCCAGCGGTCTTCTGAATCCTTTGGATGTTCAAGCGTTACCTCCCATGTTCCATTCAATACGGCATGAACGGATGCACTTGAAGGAAATAATGACATATCTCCGTTCTGATCAAAGTTTGTATTTTCAATGTTATATATCTGGATCATAAGCACCTCCAATTAGGTATCACTTTCAGATTTCCTCCGTAAAATTCAATCTTGTTGTTTCCCGGCTGTAGATACATATCTTCATAATTTCCTGACACTTTGGTATTATTCAAAGTACCATCCTCGCGATACGCGATCATCCGATCTGTATCTATGGTCAGATTTTGACCAACATTAGCAGTCATCGTTTTTCCATTGATCTTAAGCGTACACATACCTTCTGCTGCGATCTTATATGTCGGATGACACTCTATATAAGGATTCCAGCAAACATCTTCTATGTCATATTCCATTGCACCATCTACGGAATATTGAAGCCCATCCAGTGTGTGAAATATCGCTGTAAAATTGCCTATCCGCTCAGATGTCCTCTCATTATCCTCTAATTCAACATAGGTTATTTTATAAAAAAAGCCTGCATCATCAGATATAATAAGTTTTGCATTTCTTTCTGACAGCCACTGTTTTGCCATTCTCCAGCGATCATTCCACCTGTCTACTGCTCCGATATAATTAAATGGTATCTTTATTGGTGTTGCTGCATATGTGCCATTAAACTTGTATATGGTTCCATCCCGCCCTGATAGTTTTACCTCTTCCATATTCGGCTGAGCGGCAGGAATAGATATCAACTCCCGGGCAAATATCTGAAGCGAAGAGCCTCTTATGTCATTGTATTGTATGTCCTGCATTATTTTCCTTTCGCCCCCTGTGTTGCTAATGTCTTATTTGCCATCTGCTTAAGAACGAGATTTGTAAGTAATGTGATCGACTTCTTGTCTCCAATATAAATGTCATTCTGACATACCAAAGTCATTTTTTGTATTGCATCCGCAATCATTGAGGCTAATACACTGTTATTTGACTCATTTTCTTCTCTCATGTAAGATTTCAATAACTCAATTGGTAATACAGCCTCTTTGCCTGCTTCTCCTCCACCCATAAATGAGTTACCGTTCTGTCCGAAAATTGTCGGACTGTTCAGGATTCCTCCGTTCGCATACCAATCCACAGAAATTTTAGGTACCTTAAGTGGGGAAAGTGACCACTCTCCACTCGCCTTAAAATGAGGCAACTTTATTTTTGGTAATTTCCAATCGAAATCGAAGAATCCTTTAATCTTATCAATAGCTCCCTTGATAAAATCGGCTACAGCTCCGAATATGTCATTTACACCATCCCTGAACCATTCGCACTTATTATAAAGTGTCACAAAAATAGCTATAAGTGCTGCAACTGCCGCAATAATTATAAGTATTGGATTAGCGGCCATAACTGCATTTACTGCTGCAAAACCAGTTTTTATGGGTCCCAATACAGGTGCAATTTTAGATATAATGCCAATTAGTGATGAAACCCCTCCTGCTACCTTGCTTATGATAGAAATCACAGGGCCAACTGCTGCCACTACCAATACGCATCCGGCAATCAATCTCTGTCCTTCCGGGGAGAGCTGATTAAACTCTTCAATCAATCCGGCAATCAATTCTGTAATTTGGGTAATCAGCGGTGCAACTGTATCCGCAAGCTCAGCTGTTGCCTGTTGGAAATCTGCTGTTGCCTTATTTCCGTCTACCAAATTCTTATTGTTTTCCTGCCATTTTTTTCCTGCATCTACGAGACCCTGATTCGCCATTTCCTGCATGACCAGGTTTACTCTCTCACTTTCGCTTCCGCAAGCTGCAAACTTTTCATTAAATGCATCCTCTGAAGTTCCCGCCCAATTGAGCATATCCGCAAAAGTCCCCGTAACAGTACTTGTTTTCACAGTCTCATTGATTGATTCTGCAAGTCCATCAATGGGAATACTATCCCCGTAAGTTGCCCATGCCCCAATCGTCCCCTCAATTACCGTGCTTAATTCTTCTTGTGACAAACCTAATGCCTGAAGATTGGCCGTAGTTGTTGCAGCTGTCTGATCATCTGCAAGCACACCATATAAGGTTCTATAACTTTCCGCTGTTTGTTCTGCTGTGTACCCTGCATTTTGGCTCGACACCTCAAGCGATCCCATAATTTTACGATATTCTGCTGTTGCAGGTACTGTAGCTGCTGTTGCCGCTACTATGCCTGCTGCCGCCGTTGATATTCCACTAAACTTATCCCCTGTCTCTTTTGCTTTATTTCCAAAAGCCTGTACTTTTTCAGCATAACCTTCCGTTACAGCTGCTCCGCTTTTCAGCTTTTTCTCAACATCTTCCAGCTTACTTTTGTAACCATTAAGTTTTGTAGTAGTTTCATTTATCTCGTTCTTTTTGTCCTGAATTGCTTTTTCATCTTTATTTTCAGCAGATTCAAGAATACCCAATTGTTTTTTTAATGATTCAAGTATTCTTTCGTAATTCTCTGTTTGATTTGAAAGATACTTCTGTTCATCTTTATATTTTACAATCGACTTTATATGATCGTCATATTTCGATTTAAGAGCTTCGATTTCAATCTCATTCGCCTTAATTTTATCTGTAGACTCTGCAATTTCATCAGATAATTTTCTAATTTGTTCCTTACTTTCTGCTGCACCGCTCTCAAGTTCTTCTGTTACTTCAGCAAGGCCTTTCTGATATTTTGTTAAACTAATCTGTGCGCTTGTAAGCTGGTTCTGCTTCTTTCGGATTGCATCCTCATTTCTGTTTTCTGCAGATTCCATTTCTTCAAGCTCACGCTTCAGAATTTCCACCTTATCAGAATAAACGTCCGTCTGTTTTGCCAGATATTCCTGACGGTCTTTTAACTTTTCAACTGCAGTAGTGCTGTCATCCCATGCCGCTTTTGAAAGTTTAAACGAATTACTATTTTCCTGAACGGCTGTATTTACCTGCTGCATCGTCTTTTGAAAGTCTGCTGCACCATCTGCCTTAAACACTAATCCAACTCTCTTCAGTTCATCTGCCATATAACGTTCTCACCTTCCTCGCTTTCTTCTCACAGAATATCTCGTATTGTTCGCAAAAAAAGACGGGACATGAATGGAAGAACTCGTCCTCTGTCATTCCCATCTCTCTCGCATCAACCATATATTCAGCCCAATTTATCTCGAGCTGAATGCTTTCATCTGTGCTTTCGATTCCTCTTTTTTTTTAATTTTGTCAACTTCTTTCTGATAAGCCTCTACAACTTCAAGAAGTTCTGTTGGATCCGGTGGCACAAGCTGAAGTGCTTCATCAAATGTCACTTTTCTCCCATTGCTTCTTACCATTGCATAGATAAGCTTCGCTGCAAAATTCATCTTGTCGCTGTCTGTTGCTTTTCCAATCTTTTCAAGTTTGTCTATTCTCCGTCCAAGCTTTGAACCACCTATCTGATCAAGATAAAAGATTGTTCCAAAATTCATTTTCGCTTCAATGGTTGTCCCGTCTGTAAGCTTTATAATTTTACCTGCATTCATGTGCCACTTATTCCTTTCACTCTCCTATTGCTGTTGTAAGGTCTGCATCCGTAAGAATCGGTTTTGTGAAGAACTTCTCTTCTGTAAGTCCTGCTGGTGCCGTGGACTCTGTGACCTTGCTCACGATGTTTCCTGCTGCATCAAACGGATATGCTCTAATCTTGATCGTGTCGGTCTGCTCACTTGCTTTTTCCTCAGATGTTGCAATATCATCGGAGTTCTCAACAAGTTTGCATTTTGGAAACCACTCATAACGAGATTTTCCGTTTTTCAGTTTCACAACCTTGCCATAAGCGAAGAATGGTCTTTCACTGTTTCCTCCGGCAAGGATAAGTCCCCCTGTTCCTTTTGTCTCTCCACGCATTTTTGAAATTGTATCATCCGGGAATGCGATTACGGATACTTCAATGTCAATACTTGACATTGGTGAATCAGAATCGTAGATTTTCCCGGATGCATACGCATCGCTTGTCTCAGAGTTTTCTGTGACTTTTACACTCTTCACAACCTCTGTCTTCTCAACATCAGCTTCATAAGTACCGTTGTACTCGTCGCCCTCTGTTGCATCAGCAAAACACATGTACTGTGCTCCGACTGTCTGTTTCATGGCCGGTTTTTTTGTATTAATAGGCATTAGTCAACCTCCTAACCGAAGATGCTCTCTGTCATCTTCTTGTAATATTTTTCCTTGTTTCTTTCAAAGAGTGGCTTCAAGTGTGCCCTTGCTGCCATCTTCCTGGTTCCATGCTCAAGCATTGGACCGTAATACTTGCCCCATCCAACTTTGATTCCGCTGTCAGTTCTTTCCAGTGCGAATGTACTTACAATATGCGTGTACCCTGCTTTGGTAATCTGACTTCGTGGTTTTGGGAGTCTAAGAAGGTCATTGACGAACTCCTTTGCTCCCTCTTCCACTGCGTCAAGTGCTTTGTCAGAGCTTACATTCTCGGAATACCGTTTCAACAGTTCCTCGAAATCTTCAAATCCTCCACAGTCAAAGGTTATCTCGCTACTCATCCAATCACCCCGTCCGTTGTAATTGAAAAGTAAGAATGCCAAACACGATCTTCTTTCACGTATTCGTGGGCAATGGTCGGATGGTAGCCAAGCTCATTCAGACGTTTTTTCAGTGCGATAAGTTTCGGATCGCGTGGCTTTCTAGCGTAAAAACTAATCTGCCATGTGATCTCATTCTCATAATCATCACCGGATGCCATTGTGTCTTCCCACAAAATCTCCCAGTAATCAATTCTTGGAAATACCTTTTCATTTTTGAGACTACTGACTCCTTCATTCACAGGACAGCCACTATCGTGCAAGATCTCACTCAGTTCTTTCTGTGTCATCTATTACCTCTCTTTCATATGCCGGTGTCTTCAATGTCAGCTCCGACTCCTTAAATCCATCTTTCGTAGTTGTATGAGCAATATTATAGATTTCATGCTGTTTCCCATCGATGAGACAGATGTATTTGCTGTTGATTTTCTTATACTGCGGTATTGCAAGCTTATAAGTTACCTCAACGCTGTCTGCTGACAGTTTGGCTCTTGTCATGTCGTACACTGCAAGCTCACGATACCAAATACGTAATCCGGTGTACTTAAGTCTCTCCTCCGGATAGTCTTCTGACTCATCATTTGTTATCTCATACAGTTCTAAGACTCCGTCTGTATACTCAGGCATTGCCATCTGCATCCACCTCCGTCTCCATCTGCCAGGTCAAGATCATGCTGGAATAATTTTCCATGAACTCACTGACTCTGTGATGGTAAGCATAATACATATAATTTTTCAATAGCATTCGATAGGTCAAGTCTTCTGTGATACTGCAGCCGGGATTCAATCTCCCAACTGCGTGTTCACCCTCTTTTGCTAAATTTGCAAGTTGCTTGTCCTCGTAGTATGGCGGGATCTGGAACTCTTCCCGCATTTCTTCTACAAGACTGGCAAGTTTTTTTTCATTCATGTCCCGCCTCCTGTTCTAACTTAGGCCTGTTGCGGCACTGTTACCTGATTTACCGGAAGAACGTACTCTTCGAGCTTTGTTACATCAAAGACAACTGCAACGTTGTCATCTACCGCACGACCGTTTGCATAGCATGATGCAATAATGAGATCTGCATTTTCCATAGCCTTTGTCTGGTCATACTCATTGACTCTCACACCTGTTGTTCCCATAGTGTAGTATCCTGCGATTGTAAATACAGCCTTACCCTTCGGACAATTTGCATCTACGATTTTCTCGATGTCAATGAATGACTTGTTGACATATCCACCTGTGAGCGCTTCTCCATACATGCATGGATCCACATATTCCGCTTCGTCTGACGGATTGCAGATAAGATAGAGCTTATCAACCACACGTTTTCCATCATTAGTAAGAGTTTTTCTCACCGGAGCAAGTCCCTTCGGAGAGAATTTTTTAACCGTAGTGAGAACAGTTTTCTCTTTGTTTGTTCCGGCGGACTCTACTGTTTCAATCTGACGGAAGATTCCGATTGGACCTGTCTTTCCATCTCCATCAAGGTAACCTTTTACAAGTCCATCCTGCATAGCCTCAGACAGGATCGCCATGAAATAGCGATCAACGAATTCTAGAGACAGCTCTCTGATTGCTTTCGGAATGACAAGGTACGCTGACAACATGTGGAGTTCAATGTTCAGAGATGTGATTTCGGCTGACAGTTCGCCTTTAATTGCATCTGTAAGAGCACCCCACACAGCAACTCCTGAATGAGATGCTACAATCCATTTCTTCACATTTGCTGGCGCCATATTTACAAGTTTCAGGATTGGCGATGCTTTCTTAACATCATCCAGTGTACGATCAATAATCTCTGTCGGAATGATATCAATCTGGTTCGCAGTGATTGACTGCTTCACGTCCTTAAATCCCTCATAGAATTTCTTTTCTTCCTGAGACAGGTTGCGCAGTCCAAGCTGTTTCTTGTAATCTGCATCTCTGCTTGCTCTTTCTGACTCAGCTACTACCTGCTGAATTAGATCGGCGTGCATCGCTTCATCGATCATTTCAATTGACTGCATAATTGCTTCTGCTTTCTGATCTGCCGGTGCATTGTCCAGAAGCTGTTTCACTTTGTCTTTTACTTCCTGGCTTAAATCTTCAATCCTCATTCTTCATTTCCTCCTAACCAAAAAATGCACCCCAACCGGTGCTATCCTTTTCTTCCGTCTTTTCTTTTTTCTTATGAGTCAGCTGATAGAACTCAGCTAACTGCTTCTGATGCTCATTTCTGCTTTTCAGTTCCATCTGAAGTGCCTTGTTTTCTTTGATTACCTCCTGCAGTTTCACATCCGGATCATCCTCCTTCTGTGCAACGCCAATCTCATCAATCAAGCCATACTCCAGAGCCTTCTGTGGAGATAAGGTTGTAGTCTTATGCATCATCTCCCGGAGCTCTTCTTCTGAAACCGTAGCCCGCTGCATGAACAGAGCCACACAACTGTCCATTGCTACATCCAGATTGTCTGCTTCTGCCCTCAGCTCTGCTGCATTTCCTGTAACTGTCTCCCACATATCATGAATAATGGCTGTTGTTCCCTGTCCCATGATACGCTTATCACACGCCTGCAAAATTGTAAATGCGATAGAATGACATCCACCCATTACAATTCCCGTCTTATAGGATCCATGCTGTTGAAGCATGTTGTAAATGGCTGTCCCCTGGTCTACGCTTCCACCATTGCTGTTGAAATAGATCTTGATCTCATCTGTTTCCGGAATGGCATCCAGAAGTTCCTTGAAATGCTTGGCTGATGTCTCAGAGTCATCGTACTGCCATGTGTCCCAGTTGAACGGACCTGTTTTTCTTATTTCATCAAAAATAAAAATCTCATGAATATTATCCGTCTGCTGGAACCTGTAGATTACATTTTTCTGTTCCATGTCCTATTTCCTTTCTTTAAATTTTATGCTGTTTGACGGACAGCTCCGAGATATTGGATCACCTCCTCATCATCTAAATAAGTTCTTCTGTTTTCTCATTCTGTCCCTCCTCTGCATAGTTTTTTGTCAGCGCTCTCGCCTGACTGAAATCTGTATTAAGTAATGGATAACCTACCATTTCACGCAGCTCATCATAACTAAATCCGATTCCGCGCAGCTTATCCAAATTTACAGCACTGTCTACAACATCCACATGCTTAAATCGAGCAAGCCATACAAGCACACGTTCGCATTTTTTACTGTAATCATTCTCACCAACGATATACGCTGTTAAAGTATCGTTAATTACTTCCGCCACAGGGCTGCATGCATATGTTATAAATTCATTCGTTGCATCGGATTTTTCCGTGATATTGCCGTTAAATACCGCTTCTGGAATGTCAAAAGCATTTGCTACCTCGTTATTGATTGTCAACGCAATCTTTGCCAATTCCTCTGCTTTTGTTTGTGTCTGAATCGCCAAATTTTCCAATGTGATTCCGTTCGATTCTTGCAAAATAGAAAGCTCATCGGATTCCAAAAGCCTCTTGACTTTTGCAGTATACTCATCTTTCGTAAGTACACGATCTGTTCCATCTGCATTTTTTTCTCGTATGCTCAGATTCCCATCAATTTTTAATTTATATTTCGGCTGATTTGACAAGCGAATCATTGCATTGACGGCATCCAGCGTTCGATCGTACTGATCGACAACGCTTTTTAAATACAATCGAATCTTTGAATTATCGTATCTAAGATGAATAACGTCTGATGTTTGAAATGTTCTGTATAGTCCATAATTTGCGCCGGCGCAATTCAGCATCACATTGCTGTATGTTCTCTCCGAGAGAACACTATCCGTAACCTGCCAACTTGCGGCTCTATAATATTTGTTGTTCATTGGAATAATCAGAGCTTCCTGTTCTGTCAGAAGCGATTTGATTACTTTTGTCCAGAATACCGTACCGCATTCATGGTCATTCGGCTGAACATTCAGTCGGTACTCAATGTTTCGTTTCTGGCTGCTGTCCGTCTGTATCAGGATATCCGACTTTGCGATTGCTTTTGCGACCATTGATATTGCTTTTTCGATCGCCAGTTTCGACAGATTCAGCTTATCGAGATCAACTGCAATCACTTCTGCAAGCGACTTTATCTCTTTATCCCTGTTGAAAAATAAAAAATCAAACATGTTGCCTCCTAAATGTATACCACCTGGACTTCCAGCTCATCTTTGCAAAACATAGCAACATCAAAAGCCATAAATCCATCATTTTTCCTTAATTTTGGTTCAATCTTGCCGAACATCTTGTTTCCAAACTTGTCCTCACTCACGCTTGTATTGTTGGTGTACCAGCGCATAATTGAAGATGCTCCAAAATTAATCATGCCCTGACTGAACATGGACTGGATAAATGGTGCAATTATTCCGGTTGCTGATGTAATCTTCCGGATCAGCCGGACTACACCATTCGGATTCTTACGATCCTCAATCGTAAGGCCCCGTTCCTCGAATGCCATCTTAAACAGAGTGTAACGGTATGTATCCATTGCTATCTTCTTGACATCATATTCGGCACATCTTTCCATGCACCAATCAACTATGCTATTCACATCGATTACAGGTCCCGGTACCACCTCGAAATCATTAAATTCGGTCTGCCCTATGTTCTTAAGCGGGAACTTGATGGAGTCTAAAAAAGGCGAGTCTGCACAGATCCATGTGTGCTGCCGCCATATATATTCTCCCGATTCTGTTTTTGTAAGGACTCCTGCTGATGCAAAGTCCCTGATGTCTGCATAATCCAGTCCTATGACTGCTGGCTGTCCCTTGGTATCTTCTGTTTTTCGCGGAATCTTTCTTTCCAGTTCATCACGAGTTGTACCCTCATAACATGCCCGCAGTACATTCTGCCAGCTTGTAACTGTCTCCTCTTCCCTTCTTGCGGCTCTGTTCATTCGCTTTGTTATGAACTCAGGTCGCTTTGATGGGATCTTTTTCATTTCCAGATAATCATGCATGATCTGATTTGCAAGGATAGGCATATACTCCATAGATGGGTTTGCCTTGTGCCATGCATCCGGTATATCCACTTCTTTCATATCATCAATTTCGCAGATGAAAGGGAAATATCCCAGTGGGTTTTCCCCAGTTTCAAGAATCTCTGCGCACATGACCGATATCTCATCCAGAGGACCATCCCTGACATATCCATCCGTTGTAATAATAAATTCTCTTGAATGCTTAACTTTACCGAATGATGACTCGAACACATTTATCTGATCATAATTCTCATAAGCATGAATCTCATTTAGTACAAGGCAGCCTGTTCTCTTACCATCCTTGGTCTTGGCATTTGATGTGTTGTATTTCATCTCTGAACCGGTCGCAAGGTTACAGATCAGCTCCTTAGTTACAGAGAATTTGCCCTTAAATTTAGCATTTTCATGCAGCATATCATATGCCACTTTGAATGTATCCTTAACCTGGTCTTCTGAATTGGCAACTATCTCTACATGATAATTTTTCACACCATACAGCGGAGTCTGCAGGAAATTTACTAGTGGTACTATAAATCCGTCTTTTCCATTTCCACGTCCTTCCTTGATAAAAAACTTTGGAAATATCGGGATATCATCCTTATACATGAACACAAAAGCATAAATAAATTTCTGAAACGGAAACAGCTCATAGTAATTTACCCGACAGTATTCAAGGCACTGCTCATATGTTTTTCTATCAAAAAAAACATCGTTCCGCTTTAATAACGGCTTTACGATGTTTTTGATAAGCAATTTTCTTTTTTTATTTATCCATTTTGAATGCTCTTTGACATATTTGAGATAATCATCAACCTCTTTACAGGTAACCATCTGAAGAATTCTGCGGCTCTGGTACCGGATCTTTTAATTTCAGATCAGCTAATATCTTAAGCATGGTGGCCGTGGTCTTTTGCAGATTGACTACAGATTCATTTGCCTTTTCAACCTCTACCCCATTTCCATTGATAGTCTTGTACCTCAGACCTTTTTGCTTTATATCACTGATCAGTTTCTTCTTGAGCGACCAGTAATATACATAGTCCTCTATCATGTCCTTATAGAAATCGGCACTCATGCCTCTAAGCTCCAACTGTTTTATCAAGGATTCCTTAATTTCTGTTTTTGTCAAGCTGCTCACCCCCCTCTTTTTTCTCAAAATATGTCAGTTTTGGAACTATTTTTATGCATTTTTGCAGCAAAAAACACGGTGTTTTTATCATTCATGAAAAAATTCCTTCTTAAAGTAATTCTTCAAAAAGTCCCCCCTGCCCTTTTCACGCGAGATTTCAAAATTTTTCCGGAGTCATGGCCACATGCCCGTTCTCCTCTGAGAAAAAATCCATGAGAATTAACCGGGGGGGATCTCTACCACATCTCTTTGCTTACAAGTTTCTTCTTTCTTTTGAATCTCCTTGGTGCTCTGCCATGTCTAAGGTTGTGGCATTGTATACATAAGCTGATCAGGTTATCATCATCCAGTCTCAATTCAGGATGTTCTTTTAGCTCCTGTATATGATGCACCTGCTGCGCCCTAGATATCTTCTTGTCTCTTTCCGGCAGCCATCGTCCTTCCTCTACAGCCTTTTGTATCCTGGCTCTGCAATCCTGGCACTCAAAGTGATCCCTCTTTAGTATCTCTATTCTCTTATTTTCCCACGCTCTACTATTGTAAAACTTCTTTGCTTCTGCATCTGTCATAGTTCTAAAAGAAAAAGGACTGGCTCATCACCAATCCTTTACACCTATACTATATCACATATCAAGCGGACAAAACGGACAACTTTAAAAATTTTATTTTTATTTAAATTCACAAAAAAAGACTGTCACATTAACATCATATTAGTCAATGCAACAGTCTCTATATCTCTTTCTCTTTCGTCTAGGTGTATTAATCATTTTTCGAAGAACCAACTCTCGTTCCTTTTATAAAGCCAACAATTATTGATGCAATACCTGTTATTCCAACCATCGCACTTGAAATTGCCCCAGTCTTCTCAGGTACATAAATTACAATAATAGCTGATGCTATCAAACAGCCAATCCCCAATAAAAAAGCAAAGCAAACTCCAAGCAAACTATCTCTTGCTTCCGCATTTACCATAACTCTTTCCATTTCCTGACGATGTGCCGATTGTCTTTCTGCCATAGAAATTATTCTTTCTGCTGCGCCTGGCAAAATATCTTCATAGCCCTTAATAATATTCGGCGGAGGAATCGGTCCACTAAATTCACTTTGAATCACTTTTGCGACTACCCTCTCCACTGTTTTTTCAGATATATTTTTTATTTCATCCTCGGAATCATTTGTTATTTCATCCATTTTATCTTGCGCAGAAACTTCTTTCACCAATTGCTTTTCCACATTTATCGGTGCTTTCTCTGATGTATTTTCCGACATTTGCCCAATCACCTCTTAGTGCATTATAGTCTTTTGTTTCACAACCATAAATGTCTGGCCACTCTTTAATTCCACCTAGATTTAGAGCCTTTCCGAATCCCTTAACGAAACTCCAACTTATCATTACGCTCATATTTTCTACTCCTTTGGCCAAGTCAACATTTGTTACATATATACCATAAACGAAAATACTTCTCATTTCAATAGTTTTTTCATAATTTCTTGAATAATTCTAGACATTTATATATATTTTTTTACTAATTTATGCATATTTTCCCTTTTATCGATAATTTTTTTATACATTTTTCATAACATTCACACTTTGTAGTTCATTTCTTTTCTAAATCATATGCACAGTACCCGTCAATCATATTGGGGTATCTCTTCCTGCTCCAATTCTTGTACCATTTATAAGGTGCATACCATGCCATGTTTTCTTGTCTTTCTTAAATTCTAATTTAATATTTTTCTCAATCTTTCAACAGCCTGCTCACATATTCTATATGCCCAAGTTTTTATAACTGCTACTTTTAAATCATTTATGACCTGTCTATATTGCTTACGTATTTCATTATCTATCATGTTATACCTCCATAATTGTTGATTACCATCAGGTAATGTAAAAAGTTGCAAATTTGAAACTTTTTCATCAAAAAAATTACATACAGTGCAACAATTCTCTCGAAAAATTTCTTATCGTTTTAGTGTTCGTATTCAAAATCCATATATATATCAGATGGTTTTTCAGCAAACTCAAAAAAAGAGAAAAAAAATCATACTCTAGAAAACGAAAGGAGAATGCATGATGATAAAATTTATATTTACGTGTATAGTCAAATATGTTCTGCGTCGGTATGTAAATTATATTCTAGGTCGCTTTCATATTTTCTTAATGATAGATATACATATCAAAAGATTTCATCTGATTATAATGATTAAATGGTAACTACATTAAAACAGCTCAAAGGTAAATCGATAAGTTCTGTATTTGTATCCGCAAAAAACAGCTTATCATTTACCCTTGAATATCTATTCTCCATTTTCCTTATCCCTATCTTTCTGCTGTTTATCATGCTCCCTAAGCAATATCAACCCTATCACAAACTCTGTTGTTCCGATCAAGGTAATAGTTAAAATAATTCCGTATACTATAAAATCTAATTCTGACATGCTCTCCTCCTATTCTCTAATTTCTCCACCAATTCCAATCATCTGACTCATCATCATCCCAGTTAAACATGCATCCTTGTATTCCTTCTATGTTTATTGCGCCATAAAATGCGCATCCTGCACAGCCACCCTGCTGCTCATACTCCTGTAATATCATATATCCTCCTTTATCTTGGACTGCTGCAGATATCTGTCATGTTGCTTTCTGACACTCTCCGCTGTGGTGTGTCCAATTTGATCCGCAACTTCCTGCCATGTATAGCACCTTACATGGCGATACAGCATGATCTGACGGATAAATGTATCATCTATAGTCATGATCCACTCTATGATTTTCTTTTGCTCCTGCTGCAGCCTTTCCTTTTTTCTCTCGATCAGATCTGTTATATCTGCTTTACGTACTGCTATATCTGCCATCTGATCACCGGTGCCACTACTCGGAACAAACGGCATACCTGTCAATCGCATAGCCTTGCCCTGTGCCTTACATGTAAGTAACTCCAGTTGTTCTTCCCACATCTTTATTTCCTGTCTGATGTAATATATGCTTGATAATTCTTCCTTTGTCATTTCCTCTCCTTAGAAGTAAAGGGAGCTGCACAAAAGCTCCCTTGTGTAAATGGCTTACAAATCAGTTCTCTCGTGATATAAATTAATTCGCACGCCCGGTTTCTTTCGCATTTCTGCAGGTGTTTCAACCTATAACTCGTAGTGTGGTGTCTCTATCCAGTAGAAATCCACTCCTGAGAGGAGTCTTAAGACCTCAAGCTCTGGCTTGTAGGCAGGATTCGTGAAGCATATTCCGACTGCCATCTCGTCGTTGTATGAGATAAGCCAGTCACCATGCACGGCAAAGGTGCTTGGTGGATTTTCGTTTTCACGGCACTTGTCCGGGTTGACTATTGCCAAGCGTGCATCATTGATGAGACGCGCCCCGCCCGGTGTTTTAACTACCGACATCATGTTATCGTTCTGCATGATTTTAATTGGTGAAATAAAGGCTTCCTTCGTGTCCTTTGCCATATCCCACAGGAGAGGTTTTCTTTCGGTCTCAAACTGTGGGTCGTGTCCTTTCTGGTATGTCATGAACTCGCCCTTTTCCGGTGCAAGACCGCAGGTTTTGATTATGGTACCTAAAAATTCTTTTGTGATTTTTGCTTTGTCAGCTTCCACCATCCAGCCGGTACCGTTTAGGATGTACATGCCTTTCTCTGTGAGACCGAACTTGACGCCCCACGATTTATAATCAGCTTTTAAGATTTTTTCTAGTTTTGCACAATCTATAAACATTCTGCTCCTCCTATTCCGGCTATATAAAACATGTCCTGATGCAGGATGCATGTGTTAAATCCGTGTCTTTTTACTACTGTGAAGTATTTCATTACCTCAACTATTTCAAGTGTCTCTTTACCTGTAGGCTCATCGTCCTCGCGCCCACGCTGGTCAGCTCGCATTTTGTGATAGTCTACGCGGACGCTTCTCTTGCCCTGTAGATAGTCTATAACCTGCTGCCTTATCTGGTTAAGCGACAAGCCTCCTATTGGCTCTCTGCTCATTCGGTTAAGGTCCTGTGAAAATATATTTACTTTACTCATCTTTTAGGAACCTCCATTTGTCATATTTTCTGTCACGATCCGCGAAGTCAGGATAAAACTCATCCAGATAGCTCTTAAACATCTCAAGCATCTCTTTGCGGTCTCCGTTGCTGCCGTTGTCCATCATGTGATGATGGTACCGGCATCCGACTGCTCCGTTTTGCTTGATACCGAGTCCCATGGATGAGCGCAGTATGTAGTGCATTATATCTGTTATGTCCATCTCAAGGACTGCTGCCGGTGGCATCTTATAGCCCATCTGGCAGAATATGCACTGATAATTGTCTCTCTCCTTGATTGCCACACGTTCTTTTGTGGAAAATTCAAGGTATTTTGTGTACTTTGCCATTTATCCCACCCTTTCTGCCTTCTGTTCTATCGGGAAGTGCCTTATAAGCTCCTTTGTGGCATTGTGATAACACTGGGTTCTGTCCTCTTCGGTCACTTTTATTACTTCCTTGTCTCTTTTTCGGATTCTGATGGTGTGTTCTCTTCCGGTCTCTTTCAGTGACATTGTGAGGCCGTAAAACTTTTGGCGCGGTGAATAGGTTTCGTAAAACAAATCCATGATTGTCTTCATAGTTCCTCCTACAGCGCTTTACGCTGTTCTTCCAGTTCTTTTATCTCATCAAGCAGTGGATGTGTGCCCTTTATCAGCTTAAATTCATCATCATCCGGCACAAATCCCATATGTTTTGTCTCCATGACCAGTTTGTAGACCAGCAGGGCATACTCTGTATTAAGCTCATTATTCCATGAGTTGTATATACTTCTGCCGTATGTCAGGTTGTTGTGCAGAGCACACAGGATATAAACAGTTACAGGAAGGTTTTGCGCCATGCGCTCAACATTTTTCTTTTCCTCACCATCATAGTCCTGATAATGCTCATCTATGCACTCACACAGGCTCCTGAATGAGAAACTGCAGAATCCCATCTGCATTCCTATCACTATAAGTGAATTTATGACCTGTAAATCATCTTTTACCGGGATTTTGCCATGCACTGTCATATCTACAAACTCTCCGAAGTGTTCATCAAAATTCTTTTCTATGCTGTTGAGTCTTGATGTGTTATCTCTAATCCTTGATGCAAGCTCAGAGCTTTTCTTATTGCTCGAATTGTCCTCCTCCGGCTCTTCTATTTTTCTCTTGATTGCTATATAGCTTCCCGGGCAGTGGTAAAATACAATGTCTGATGTGTCCTCTGGAAGCTCCGGGAGTACTGCGTCTTCTAAGTCCCACAGACTTATGCTGTCCACATTCTCATATCCCGGTGTATATCCTCTCATATCGATCTCAGACTGCTGCACTCCCTTTTCTTTGAGCAGGGCTACCAATTCCTCTCCTTTCTTCTCTCTCTGCTTGTCTCGAATATTCTGTTCGATACGGTACTTGAGGTTTTCACTGCTCGATGCCTGTGAAAGAATCTTGTTTCTCTCATCCACATCCTCCACTCTCTCCAGCTCATACATATCCTTGAGCGTAAGCTGAAATGCTTCATCATCCTCTTTCTCCTTAAGTACTCCCTGATCAAGCTTTGCGATATTAAGACGGTGGTATATGGTACTCTTTGAGAATCCTGTCTTGTCAGAAAGTGTTTCAACAGTCTCGCCCAGGTCAAGCATGAGCTGGAAGCTCTCTGCCTGTTCATATATCGTGAGGTCATTTCTCTGCATGTTTTCCTCAAGCATCATGGATATCTGCTCATTCTTGGTGAGTCCGTATACTATACGGCACGGTGCTTCACTGATACCGGCAAGCTTTGCCGCTGCTGTTCTGCGGTGTCCTATCAGTGTGGTGTAGCCTTCGTCGCTCCACTTCGTCTCAATCAACTCCTTGAGCTCATCGGTTGGGTCTTCGGTGTACGCTTTAACGACTGCTGCCATCTCTTCCAGTGTGATCCAGTGTCCCGGCATTACTGTAAGGTTCTGCAGTATGCCTCTCTTTTTGATGGAGTCAGCCAGTTCAGTTACATCTCCCACGTCCTTTCGCGGGTTGTCCGGGTGTGGGTATATTGCCGACACCGGTAACATAGTCAGTTCTTCATTTTCCATTTTCTTCCGGTCCTTTCTTATTGCACTGGTCTTTAAGCCAGTTGCTGTATTCATGGTGTTGATTCGTGTATATATAAAATCGTGTCCCATTGAGTAAAATCAACGTTTTCTGCCATTTGTCGGCATGTTTTACCGGCTCGCCCTTGGAATTTTTCCAGCCTGACTGCTGCCACTTGTGTATCCAGTCAAGATCCAGCGCTGATGTAAGGTAACTTGAGTCGGTGTATATGTCTATCTCAATGTCTTTTGTGTTGAGCCTTGAAAGTGCCTGGTTGAGGACTTCAAGCTCTGCCTCGTGACGCGTCACATCCTCAAGATAGACTATGTTGCTCAATGTGGCTTCGATGTCTTTTTTGGTCATATATGACAGAACGTAACCTGCTGCTCCGTCTGTTTTTTTAATTGTTCTGATACCTGAATAGATGTATACGTTAACTTTTTTCATAATGTGTATAATCTGCCTCCCATTGGGGCTTTATGCGGTTTCCGGGGGATTTGCCGTCTGAGATAGTCCGCTGCATGTAGTAGAGGTATGAATAGCCTGTGCACTTGTTGACGCCCACCTTCACGGTGTTCGGCATCACGTAGTAGCCCTTGTCCGGCTTGATGCCATCCTTGAAGAATCTTGCCATGGTCCAGTGTGCGTACTTTTTGCGCTTAGGCTCCGGTCTCACTAGGTTCCTTGAACTGCTCACCTTGCAGAACACCTTTTGCTCTTCCTCTCCGAAGAGATTGAGCTGTCCCTCTATGCCCTTCTTGTCAGGCTTGGCGGTCAGATATTCTGCCACTTCCTTTGCTCCGTCTGAATCATATGGAGCAATGTTTACGTAGTTCTTGCCCGGGACAATCAGATCAGCAATGGTCTTGTGCCATGTGTCCTTTATGAGTGTGTCGATGTTGTCCACGCGATTGCAGAGGAAATGTATATGTGGTCCTCCGAACCTGCCTATCTCCATGCGGTTCACCCACTTAAACGGAATGCCCAGCTTCTTGTATAGCTTTCTCATTTCCGTTGTGAATACTTTCCAGTCCCTTTTGATTCTCTCAGCATCCGGTCTTGTCCCTCTTGGGTACTTGAGAGTCACCCATACATCACCCGTACGGAAGTTAGCAAGTATCAGGTATTTCTCTTTCTTTTCCCTCGTCCACTGATTCTGCCTTGCCATCTGCTCGGGAGTAGCTTTTATCTTCTTGGCTCTCCTCTCACCCTTGGCTCCATTCCTTCCTATAAACTTTATCTCAGTCGCTATATAATCTCCCAGGTAATAAGTATCCTGGATGTATGCCATAGTTTTTCCTAACTTTAATACATTAGAATGTTTTAAATCAGCCTCTGTTCGAGGCCTTGAGCTTTGCTATTTCTGCCTGCAGGACCGAGTCAAACGACTCTTCTCGCACCCACTTTTTCTTCGCGGCAGTCTCTGCTATGTACGCGGCTGCGCTTTGTCTTTTCAGCCCGGATTGTACTCTTTGAATCTTCTGCAGCAATTTTTCCGATTCTCCTTATCTCGTGTGTTCTCCTGATGCTCTCTTCCTGCCCTTTCTCAATCCATCTGAGCCAGTATCCGATGGCAGCTACGATTGCTGATATAAGCATCCATACTACAACTATCCTCTGTCCCTGCGGTGCCGGGCTGTCTATGCCCATACTCCACATGAGAAAGGAACTTATTCCTGTTATCTGTAACATTTCACTTTTTCTCATGTCCTGTCCTTTCTATTCGTTTCCGGGCTTGACGGAGCACCGATTTGTATGTACAAAATAGGTTTACGTATGTATAGATGGAAGTTTTAGTTTAATTTATAGGAGTTAAATAGCATTTTCGGTGCTCCATCAAGCCCAGAAGTATATTATTTAATTTGTCATTTTTAAGCTTGTCCACTGAGACTGCAGATGCAGTCTATGCCTCCTCCGCAAGTCTCAATGGCACATTTTCTACTTGTTCTATTAGTTTTTGTTCTAATTTTTTCTTCTGTTCCTGTGTCAGATCGTCAAATCGATATATCTGATCATCTTCCAGAGTGTGAACGAATATCCTATATTTGAGTGCTATGGTTATCACCTCCGGTAAATACTATGCTTATACTGCATGTTCGCTTGCCTTTTTCTGCTTTCATCCCCGGGCTTGCATGATGTATTTTCTATTGAGTCAGCATGTTCTTCACTTCTGCCTTGAGCTCGACAAGACTCGCAAGGTACGCTGCTTCTGTGAGGATTTTCTCTCTCCTAAGTGTCTGATACTGTTCCTCGTTCCAGTCTTCCCTTGTGTTCATGCAGAATCTGTTATATTCTTCCTGCTTCCTGTAGTCTGCTTCTCCTGCTTTATCTATTTTCTTGAGGATTTTCTCAAGTCTGAGTGATTCTTCCTTTGTCATGGCTTTTTCTCCTCTGCAGCTTCAAATAATTTGAGCTACTGCTCCACATCTTGTAAACTTTTGTACATATCGTTCCTCTTTTTGAGTACGTATCGTGCTCATACTAATCAAAAAAAATTGATTCAACTGTTGATTCATAAAATTTTGCTAATCTTATTTTTATATCATCTCGTGGAATACGCTCTCCCTGTTCATACATTGCTAACGCTGATATGCTTATTCCACACGCATTTGCTACCAGTTCTCTGCTTTTTTCGCCTCGTAATTTAATCAATCTTTCAGCAATAATTTTCTTATTCAAAATATCATCTCCTTTCGAGCACGTTTTGTGCTTATCCTCAATATACACATATTGTGCACATATGTCAAGCACATTTCGTGCATTTTTTTATTTACTTTAGTACACGTATCGTGTATAATACAAATTAAGAAACATGGAGGTAAGCACATGGCTCAATTCGATAAGATATTAAAACTATTACGAAATGAACGCCAATTGTCACAGCAGGAACTTGCTGATGCACTTGGTATTTCCAAAAGTTCTATTAACATGTACGAACGCGGAGAGCGACAGCCTAATTTTGAAGTATTGGAAACAATTGCCGATTACTTTAATGTAGATATTGATTATCTTCTCGGACGTACAAGCAAAACCACTAAAGTGATAAATCCAAATACACTTGCAGCTCACTTTGATGGAAACGAATACACAGAAGATGAACTCAATCGTATCAAAGAGTTTGCGGCATTTGTAAAATCAAGTAGAAAGTAATCTATCCATTTTATTGAACTATAGATTTTTTACGCTATACAAAAAATAAAGGAGAGAAACTGTTTGACAGAATACGAAAAATTACTTGATAGTGCTGATAAACAGCATGTAATTGTTACTGAGAAATTTGATTTATCTGAAACACGATTAAAAGGTCTATACTGTGATGCTTTTATCGCCATTGATAAAAACCTGACAGATATAGATAAGGCTTGCGTGTTAGCTGAAGAGCTTGGTCATCATGCTACAACTTACGGAAATATTATTGACCAAAGCACCGTGACAAATAGAAAACAGGAAAGGCGCGCTCGAGTGTGGGCATATTACTATATGCTTCAGTTCCAAGATATTATCCGTGCTTACGAGCATGGATGTCAGAGCAGATATGATATAGCTGACTATCTGAACTTATCAGAAGATTTCCTGCAAGATGCTATTGATTATTACAAAGACAAATATGGTACTATGGTACATTATGAAAATTATGTGATATATTTTGAACCCCTTGGGGTTTTGAAATTAAGGAGGGATATGAATGCAATCACTTAATTATCGCCAATCTATAAAGGATGAATGCCCTTGTTGTGGAGCAAAAAACGAAAACCATGATGTATTTTGTAAGATATGTGGTGAACCATTAAATGAACCTACACCAACTCAGCAGGCATACATTCCACCTGTATATGTCCCACCAGCTTACAGTCGACCTACAGCTCAGGCAACCCCTCGCAGGCGACCAAATAAACTAATAAATACTTTAATTGGTCTGATTTTTCTAGTTGTAGTTTGTTTTGCTCTCATAATTGGATATCAAATTACAACCAACAAAAGAAATCTTACTGACTACAAAGCCCATGTTGAAGATGTTATGAATGGTACTGGTGATCAGGTAATCGGTCAGTATGCTTATATAAATGTCGCAAAGCCACGACTTGAGAAAACCACACAAGAAGATTTTAAAAATCTATGTGCTTACGTTGGATCTCAAAATTATAACTGGTTTTCAGTTATTACTGGTGATAATAACACCGGAATAATATTTACTGGCTGTGATACTGTTGCTCCTACTTATGGTATTCTAAACAAAGATGGATCACTATACAAAGCGATAGGTAATATTACACTTGAAAGTGATGATAACTATCATTACTATCCTGTAGATACATCAGCAGATTTACCAAGTATTCCTACTGCACCTAATAATACAGTAACCGATACTCCGGCTGCAGATGTCACACCAGATAATTCTGTAACTAATGCTCCGGCAGAAAATACTACTACAGACAACACTGCAAATAATACTGCAGATGAAAATAAAGCTGATATGGTTTGGTATGTGGATGGTGGATCAAGATACCACCGTAAATCAAGCTGCAGTAATATGGATAATCCTAAACAGATTACCAAGGAAGAAGCTGAAAGCATGGGACTTACTCCTTGCAAACGTTGCTACTAAATTTAAAAATCGCCCTAGTGCTACCAACACCAAGGCGATGTAACCCGTACTCCGAAGAGTATAGCGTCCAGACAATTTTTTAATTTAGTATGAATACTTGACAAGGCCTATGTCTTGCCTATATTGCCCCAATATAAACATACAAAAATGGAAATTTTTTTCACTTTTCAGTACATTTTTGTTGACACTAAATACTTTTCATGGTATTATGTGCTCACATTGAATAGGAAATATTTAATGTGCATATAATAATTTCGGAACGTACTCCGGTGTCCTTCGGGCCCGGGGTCTTTTTATTTTACAAAGGAGATACACATGCCTGAAAAAGAATTTAAATCATATGAAGAGCTTATATCACTCCTTATCAGTCGAGGTGTTGATATATCAACTTCAGATCATAAGAGCTTTGCCAAAAAAGCTTTACAACACGAAGGCTATTACAATCTTATAAATGGATATAGTAAACTTTTTATTGCTACAACTATTCCGACAGAAAGATATAAGCCAGGTACTACTGTTGAGGAGATTTTCTATCTTTATGACTTTGATCGGAAACTTCGCAATATATTTTTTAAATATATTCTTCCAGTTGAAACAAATATAAAGAGTATTATCTCATATGTATTTTCTCAACAATATGGTCACGATAATTATATGCTCTACAACAATTTTAATACAACTCGAAGAAGTGCCGAAACCAACATAACCTCTGTAATTGCAGATTTTCAAAGGCAATTAGCTTCAAGGGCAAGCGATCCCAGTATCGCACACTATTTGAAAACCTATGGCTATGTTCCACTCTGGGTTTTAAATAATATTCTTACTCTTGGCCAAATAAGTAAATTTTACAGTATCATGAAACAACAAGATCGTCAAAATGTATCTAAGGTATTTCATATTCAGGATAATCAATTAGAAAATATTCTATTTTACCTTTCATCTGTACGAAATTTCTGTGCACATGGAAACAGATTATATTGTTTTAGAACTAAAAGACCTCTTGCCGATATGCAGGCACATATATCATTGGCAATACCTCAGACTGACGGCAAAGAATATGATTATGGCAAACGTGACTTATTCGCTGCAATGCTGGCACTACATTATGTATTGCCCGCAGCTACATACAAAAAGCTTATTAAAGAAATATACCGACTCTTTAGTACACTTTCCCCTAAACTATCAGTACTACGCGAAGACGATATTCTTAAAGAAATGGGATTTCCAAATGATTGGAGAAACAAGCTACTTTCTTTAAAATAGAATAATATATTAAAAATCGCCCTGGCGCTACCAACACCAAGGCGATGTAACCTGTACTCCGAAGAGTATAAAATCCAGACAATTTCGTGAAGTCACGAATATGTTTTGTTAAGATTAACAAAACATAAAATAAACAAGCTATCTTGTCCTTTGTCAATTTGCATAACTCATAATGCAACTTTGTTAAAGAGTTTAATAAAAGGAGGATCTATGAACAACAACATTAATGAAAACGATATTAAAGTTATTTTATCTAATGCAAATATTCCTATAATTGACAATGATGTTAATTACTGGTTTGTTCGAACATCTGGAGGAGCAAATTTCGAAAATTTTTATTTTGGAAATTATATAGCAATTGGTTGGGATGCTATAAATGATTTTTCTATTATAGCCCCTAAGCAATTTAATACTTTAAAAAACATTGTAAAAGAACTTTATCCTGATGATGCAAGACCAGGCTCAACTGCATCTCAGCTGATTCATTTTGTTTCTGACATGAAACCTGGCGATTATGTATTAATCCCCGGAGCTAATTGCGAAAGAATTGCTTTTGGCATTATAACAAGTGATGCATATATTTATGAACCTACTGCTGAAGAACAGTTTAATGCCAACTTTGAAGGTATTAATGTAGGCTATTTGAAAAGACGTAATGTAGCTTGGATTAATGATGCTCCTTTAGAACGTTCTTCTTTAGATCCTCTGTTAAAGCCTATTATATACACCTATGGAACTATAGTTAATGCGAATCCATACTCTGCTTTTATCAATAGAAGTATTTATGATTTATATTATCGTAATGGTGAATTACATTCTATTTACAACATTACTAAGAGTGACAATATTTCCATATATGACTTTTATGAATTCATAAATAACATATTTTATTTTCTTGACTGTTATAGTGAAATTTCTGGATTTGAAGTTAATAAAAGCGAATTATCTATAAAAGCATCCATAAATTCACCCGGTCCTGTAGAAATAATAACTGGTGCAACCTCTGCATTTATAGCACTGTCCGCATTATCTATTTTCTTAAATGGTGCTCATGTTAAATTTTCATTTAATATATTCAATATTGCATCCGGACAAATTAACATTAATTCTCCTGGACTTATTGATAAGATAACAAAACTCATGAATGCTTCTACTGATAACAACATCAAACTTACCCAGTCTGAAGAAAAACTTCTAGACTCTAAAAATAAGTTGAAAATAAAAAAGAAGAAACATAAGTAA